ACCAAAGGTATTACAATACCTATGTGGACTGATGCATCACTTGGCGTTGCAAAGGTTGACGGAGCATACGGAGAACAGTATCAAATTATTTCTGAATTTGGTGACGGACCTCAAACTAATTGTGAAGTTCATAGACCTGAACAAATGTCTACAGATTTTTTGCCAGAAGCAGAATATATAAATTTTAAAATACACACTCCGTGGGTATTTGAAACTGACGACGAAATAGAATGGGTTTGGACACAACCAACTTATAACTCTAGCCATCCTGACATCTTTACAATTTTGCCAGGAGTAATTGAATTTAAATACAATCACAATGTATTCCTTAATTTATCAATGAGAAAATCATTAGGCGGTGAAGCATTAATGTTAAATCTTGATGCTGGTGATCCTATGGTAAATTTAATTCCGTTGACAGATAAGCCTGTTGATGTTAAACTACACTTAGTTTCAAAAGAACAATGGTTTGAAAAATTTTCCGAAACTAATCATGTGTTCTTTAAAGGCAATTATAAAAAACTTATTAAACTTAGAAAAGAAAAGGAATCAAAATGCCCTTTCGGATTTGGAGGTACTAAATGAAGTTAAGATATTCAGAAGCATTCTATAGTGTACAAGGCGAAGGCAAGTTTGTCGGAGTCCCTTCTGTATTTTTACGTACCTTTGGTTGTAACTTTCGCTGTATGAACTTTGGTTTAGGGCGTAATGAACCTATGCGTGACGAAAAACTTAAGAACGGGATTAAACATAATCCCGAAGTAAAAGCACTACTAGATAATAATATTATAGATACTGTTGAAAAGTTTGAAGACTTGCCTATTATTCATACAGGTTGTGATACATATGCAAGTATCTATCCTGAATTTAAAAAGTTTATGATGGATAAAACTGTAGACGAAGTAGTTGAACACTTACTAAGTCTTACACCAGAAGGCAAGTGGACAATGGATAATGGCCAAGATGTCCACTTAATACTAACAGGCGGTGAGCCGCTATTAGGATGGCAAAGACTTTATATAGATCTTTTTGAACATCCAAAAATGAGAGACCTAAAGAATGTTACATTTGAAACAAATACTACTCAAACCTTACGCGATGATTTCTACAACTATCTTAGCGATCAAGACAGATTTGAAGTTACTTGGAGTTGTTCCCCAAAACTTAGTGTTAGCGGAGAACCTTGGGAAACTAGTATTAAACCTAGTGTTGCTCGCGAGTATAGTCTTGTTGACGGTAGTGACATGTATCTTAAGTTTGTTGTCGCTGATGCTACTGATGTGGAAGAAGTTGGCAAAGCTGTGGACGCTTACAGAAGTGCCGGGATACAATGTCCGGTATATTGTATGCCGTTGGGAGGAAGGTCGGAAGAATATAATCTCAACGTTCAAGAAGTTGCAGAACTTTGTATGGAAAAAGGATGGCGATTTACGCCAAGACTCCACATATCCTTATTCGGAAATGCGTGGGGGACTTGAGAATGCCTTCGATCCAGAAGAGTTTGAAAAAGAACAACAAGCAAAAGCAAAAGTCAATGTTGATGATGCTTTTGTTGAAAGAGTAAGGAGACATATGTAATGGGATGGTGGAAAAAACTAATAAAAGATGCAGGTATAAAAAGTAAAATTGAAGAACCTGTGAAAGAAAAGACGCAGGAAGATATACGTCGAGAAGCACTAGAAGCTGAGAAACAAGCTGCTACTGAAAAAAACGAGCCTTGGGTTGCTGTACTAGATACACAAATTAACCCAGACAATATTCGTAACGGTTTCTTCGAACTAGATTGGAATAACGAGTTTATTGAACAACTACTTGATGCAGGTTATAAAGGAGAGTCACAAGAAGAAATAGTTGACTCTTGGTTTAAAACTATTGTTACGCAAATGTTAGAAGAAGAAGGTCAAACTACAGACAGAGAAATGGGCTATGTAAACGTAGTGCCAATTGACAAAGGAAGATCGGAAGTTTCATGATTTTGAAAAGACTGTTCAATATTATTCCCGTATTTACACTTGACAAAAGTCAACATAGACAATATACTTGTTTATATGAAGACTTATGTATGTGAGGACAAATGAGTACCTATATTTTAGTAGACACAGCAAACACTTTCTTTAGAGCACGACACGTAGTACGTGGCGACTTAGATACTAAAGTAGGTATGGCATTACACATCACACTTAATAGTGTAAAGAAAGCATGGACAGACTTTGATGCAGATCATGTTGTATTTTGTTTAGAAGGGCGTAGCTGGCGTAAAGACTATTACGAACCTTACAAGCGTAATAGACAAGAAACTCGAGATGCAATGACTCCTGCACAGCAAGAAGAAGATACTGTGTTTTGGGAAATCTTTGATGAGTTTAAAGATTTTATTGGCACAAAGACTAATTGTACTATGATGCGTCATCCGCAACTAGAAGCAGATGATTTGATTGCAGGTTGGGTACAAGCACATCCTAATGACAATCATGTTATTATCAGCACAGACGGTGACTTTGCACAACTTATTGCGCCTAATGTAAAACAGTACAATGGTGTGTCTAACACTACTATCACACACGAAGGCTACTTTGACGACAAAGGCAAGCCTGTTGTAGATAAGAAAACTAAAGAGCCTAAGGCTGCACCTAATCCTGCATTTATGTTGTTTGAAAAATGTATGCGTGGCGACACTAGTGATAATGTATTTTCTGCATATCCCGGTGTACGTACAAAAGGTACTAAAAACAAAGTAGGATTATTAGAAGCATTTGAAGATAAGAGTACAAAAGGCTACAATTGGAATAACATGATGTTACAGCGTTGGGTAGATCATGACGGTGTTGAACATCGTGTTCTAGATGATTATAATCGCAACGTAATACTTTGTGATTTGTCTGCACAACCTGCAGAAATTAGAGAGATAATTAATAACACTATTGCAGAAGTAGAACCTAAAGACATTACACAAGTTGGTATGCGTCTTATGAAGTTTTGTGCTAAATGGGATATGCAACGTATTGCAGACCAGGCAGCAAGTTATGCACAACCATTACAAGCGAGGTATCCTAAATGACAGTAAAAGCAAAGCCAGTATTAGCTAATAAATTTTGGATTGTAGAAGACGAAGGAGTTCGTGTAGGTACACTATCAATTGCTGAAGATAAATTTATGTTTAGTAGTTCTGAAGGTACAAAATATTTTAATAGTGCAAGAGCAATTAAAAAATCTTTTGGTAATGACTTTTTTGAAAACAGTGTAAAAGAAGTTGATAATCATTCTGAAAAAGAAGTACATGGCTACTCAACTAGCTGTGTTCCGTTTAACAGTATGTATGATGTTCAGCGTAAATTACCACTCTTTACAAAATCAAATAAAAGCAAAAGTTTATATTGTGCAGGATACTATATAATTCGTTTTGATAAAGGATGGGTTAAAAGTTTTTGTCCAAAATTAATTACGTGTGAAAGATACGAATTTAAAGGTCCTTTTAAAACAGAACTTGAAATGAAACAACAATTGAGTATTGCAAATGGCCGAACCACTTAATACTATTCCTATACAGCAATTTATTAGTTCTGTAAAGTCTGCAGACTCTAGTAATCAACGTGAGATTCGTATGCCTATCCAACAAGCAAAAAATCTTGCATATACACTTGGCATAGTTATGAGTCGTTTAGAAGGAGATCTTGAAAAGTTACTTTCTGAAAGTAATGAAAACGAAGTTATTCAAGTGCGTATGGACGGTGGCGGCGACTGGAAATAAACTACGTAGATAACTAAAAAGAGATAAATATATGCGTATATTATTTTAGGAGTCGCATATATGAGCAGACCAAAACCAACAGTGCTGCTAGAACACGTAGATAAGAAAACCTATAGGGCTGAACAGGTTTTAGAAGCAGAATCAATATGGGCTGTATTTTATAGAGGGAAGCCTTTTAATCTGAAAAGTAGTAATGCAATTACTAATTATCCAGGACCAAAGTATAAAAAGGTTAGTTTCAGCAATCCAGGACATGCACACAATCTAGCAAAAAAATTAAATGACTTGTTCAATACAGACGAATTTGCTGTATATAGATTAAATCAGGGCGAGTTAGAAGTAGAAGAATGAACTGGAAAGAAACATATACAAAAATTTTCTTAAAAGAACTAGGTAAAAGTGCAAACGAAAGCACTATTAAAGAACACTTACCACTTTGGTGGCAAAATACTAGAAACAAAACATCAGGAGGATTACGTCTTACTGAAGAAGGTTTTCAAATTCTTAAAGAAATAGATATTGCTGTATACGATATTCCTTATCCAAAAGATATGCCTATGACCCCTCAAGTTATAATCTTTTTAGATCAATTTATTGATTGTCCTTATTACCTAACTAACAGAAGTATTTGGGTTACAAAAGAAAAGAAAGCTGTAGAACTAAGTTTATTCAGCGGTGATTTACGAAAATATGGCATCAACAAAGCACTCAAACGTCAATCAAAAAATCTATAATTTTGGTAAAAAACTTCTTGACATTTAGCGTGTAGAGTGTATACTATATGTATAGTAAGAAATTAAGCACTGATTCACAAGAGGGAATATACTATGGAAGCACAAGTAACTCGCACTGTAACACCTAACAGCGCAAAATCAAGCATTCGCCATGCAATGGCTAAAAAACGTCCTATCTTTATTTGGGGACCTCCCGGTATTGGTAAGTCGGACATCGTTCGTCAAATTACTGACAGTCTTGGAAATTCACATTTGATTGACATTCGTCTTTCGCTTTGGGAGCCTACAGATATTAAAGGCATTCCATACTTTGACAGCAACTCAGGTACTATGGTATGGGGTGCTCCAAGCGAACTTCCAACAGAAGAATTCGCCGCACAATATGATAATATTGTATTGTTCCTAGACGAAATGAACTCAGCGGCGCCTGCTGTACAAGCGGCAGCATATCAGCTGATTTTGAATCGTCGTGTAGGACAGTACAAACTACCAGACAATGTAATGATTGTTGCGGCTGGTAACCGTGACGCTGACAAAGGCGTTACTTATCGTATGCCTGCTCCGTTGGCTAACCGTTTTATCCATTTGGAACTTGCTGTATCGTTTGACGATTGGTTTATGTGGGCAGCCGACAATAAAATAAACAAAGACGTAATGGGTTATTTGACTTTTAGTAAAAAAGACCTATACGACTTTGATCCTAAATCACCTAGCCGTTCTTTTGCAACACCTCGTTCTTGGTCGTTTGTATCAGAACTATTAGATGATAATCTTGACGAAGAAACAACTACAGACCTTGTAGCAGGTTCTGTAGGTGAAGGTTTAGCTGTCAAGTTTATGGCACACCGTAAAGTAGCGGCAAGTATGCCTAACCCTACTGATATTTTAGATGGTAAGGTTAAAGAGTTAAAGAGTAAAGAAATCAGTGCAATGTATTCCCTAACTATTTCACTCTGCTACGAGCTTCGAGAAGCATCAGATAAGAACGATAAAAAGTTCGACGACAAAGTAAACAACTGGTTACGTTTTTCGATGGACAATTTTGAAACCGAACTTGTTGTAATGGGCGTTAAACTTGCTCTTACACAATACGGTCTTCCAATTGATCCAGACGAAGTGGAATGCTTTGATGAATTCCACGATCGTTTTGGCAAGTATGTTAAGGCTGCACAACAGGCTTAACTGGTGTGTGAGTTAGGACGATCTCACCAAAATCGTCCATTTTACTTGACAAACCTTTTAAATATGTTATAATAAAGCATACTTAGAGAAAAGAGGGTATTATGGCTACAAAAGAAACAGCAAGCAAACTTAAAAATTGGCAACCAGACCCTAATATTACCCCCGAACAATTAGAAGAAATGCGTGTCGAAGTATACGATCGTATCGTTGTTGCACGAGTAGGTTTGCTACTACGTCACCCTTTCTTTGGTAACATGGCAACACGTTTGCGCATTTTGGCAGCAGATGATTGGTTGCCCACCGCGGCGGTAGATGGCCGCAACTTATACTACAACACTCAATTCTTTAATGCAATGGATAATAAAGAAATTGAGTTTGTTATTGCACATGAAATTTTACACTGTGTATTTGATCACTTAGGACGTCGAGAAGATCGTCATCCTATGCTTTACAATATTGCCGCAGACTACAAAGTAAATAACTTGCTAGTACGAGATCGTATTGGAGCAAAGCCTAAAATTGTAGACTGTTTTCAAGACTTTAAATATGAAGCAGATACCTCTGAAGAAATCTACGACAAACTTTTTGAAGATGCAAAACAAGCAGGAAAAGAATTACAAGAACTTTTAGATCAACTTGATCAAGAAGGTGAGATGCTAGACGAACACCTTGATGCTGAAGGCAACGGTGATAGCGAAGAAGGCGAAGAAGAAAAAGATGCAAACGGTAACAATGTAAGCAAAAAACGTCCTAAGTACTCTAAAGAAGAACTTAAAAAGATCAAAGACGAAATCAAAGAAGGCATGTTACAGGCAGCACAAAGTGCAGGTGCAGGTAATACACCTGGCGAAATTGCTCGAATGATTAAACAACTAACTGAACCTAAAATGAATTGGCGAGAAATTTTGCGCCAACAGATTCAGAGTACTATTAAACACGATTTTACTTTTGCTCGTCCTAGCCGTAAAGCATGGCATACTGGTGCTATTCTTCCAGGACAAAACTTTGACGAAACAATTGACATTTGTATTGCAATTGATATGAGTGGTTCGATTGGCAATTCTCAAGCAGAAGATTTCTTAGGCGAAGTAAAAGGTATTATGGATGAATACAAAGACTACAAAATTAAATTGTGGTGCTTTGATACTAAAGTTTATAACGAAGCAGACTTTAGTGCAGACGGCGGAGAAGATTTGCTAGACTACGAAATTATGGGTGGTGGCGGCACTGACTTTATGGCGAACTGGGAATATATGAAAGAGAACGATATTCAGCCGAAGAAGTTCTTAATGTTCACAGATGGCTATGCTTGGGACAGCTGGGGTGATGAAGACTACTGTGATACAGTATTTGTTATTCATAGCAATCACAACAGAAACTTAGAAGCACCGTTTGGTATAACAGCTCACTATGAGGAAGCAAGTGCCGCATAAATTAAAAGAGCCAAATCCACTAAACTTTTTTGGAGTAAGGAGAGCAAACTCGCTACCTCCTTACTTTGAATCTATATCCATTCCTTATACCTATAATATAGAAGAAGCATTAAATAAATGGATTCACAAAAATCTTAAAGGCAGATTTTATGTAGGAAAAGGTTTGGATGTTGATAGTAAAAATACTGTTAGCACAGTACTAAAGGTAGGCTTTGAAGATGGAAAAGAGTTTGCATATTTCATGTTAGCTTGTCCACTTTTAAAGTACTAATCATTAACAGCGCATATATATTAATACAAGGAGATAAAAATGGCTGATGAAAAAACTGTAAACGAAGCACCTGAAGCAACCGTTGCACCAGAAGCACCTGCTACTAATGGCAATGCTAATGGCGCAGAACAACAAGGTGGTGCAGATCTTACTGTACAAGATCTAAATGCTCTAAAAGCAATCATTGACGTTGCTAGTCAACGTGGTGCATTTAAACCAAATGAAATGACTACTGTAGGACAAACCTACACTAAGTTGGAAAACTTTTTGATTGCTATTCAAGCACAACAGCAACAGCAAACTGAAGGTGCTCCAAAAGGAGAATAATTATGGCATTAAAGCATATTGGCAGATTAGTAAAAACACAAGGTAAAGTAGCGGTTGCATACCGTGTACTACCCGGTGATCCTGATCATTGCCTTATTGTTAAGACTGAAAGTTTAGATGCAGATCAACACGATACTATGATGCGTATGATCGAATCTAACACAGGTCAAACAGCATACGAATTAGGGGAAGCAATGGCAAGAACTACATTGCCAGATGGTCGTAATATGCTGTCTGCATTTCATACGTTTGGTAAATTTAATAAAGTACCAACTAAGGATGTAGAAATGCTTCCCGATACAAGAACTGTAATCAACTTAGCAGAGCTAAACACAATGATTGCAGAACAAAAAGGTGTTACTGTAGCTGATCTTGCTATCAAAGAAAAAGAAAGTGCAACTACACCCACTAAAACCCCAGTAGTAGAAGAATCTACTCCTGTAGAAACTACAGCCCAAGACGGTGTAATTTCAGATGAAGATCTTGCATCGCAATATCGTTCACAGGCAGACGCCCTGTTTAAAGAAGCTAAAAGACTCCGCGAACAAGCTGAGGAATTAGTTCCTACAAAAAGGAAGACCAAAAACAGTGGCACGAAAGTCGAAGAAACTACCTAAAGAAGTAGTAGATCATTGGCCCGAGGTACTCAATGACATCGATATAGATGTTGTTCCAATTGAGTACCTCGATTCCATTCGCATAGGTTTTGTAGACGGAAAAGTATGGGATATTGATCTAAAAGATCCTAAAAATCAAAAAACTGAAAAATTTGAAGATGCTATAGAAGAACTTTTTCAGCAATACGAAGATGTTATTCAAAGTGTAGATTTTAGATTAGATACTGAGCGTGTTAAACGTGATATTACAAAACGCACACATCAATTTATGAAAAAGAGAAAATGATCTATTCTGTCATTTGGCATAAATACTAGTAACGAACATTATGTTTACTAGGAGTTAAAGAATGGCTTTACAGATTAGAAGAGGCATTGAGGTTGAACGTTTTAATCCAACCACAAGCACTGGCCCTGTTTTTGCAGAGGGTGAACTAGTATACATTACCGACACAGATGCTTTGTACATAGGCGATGGCGCTACACAAGGCGGGTTACGTGTAGGTAGTGAAGATCTAGCACGTCTAGCTCTGCTTTTGATAGCAGACAATTCAGGCGCAGGTGCATCAGGAAATGTCAAACTAAATGCAAACTTAGATTTAAATACCAACAATGTTATAGGTGTTGGTAATATAGATATCGACGGCACAATACGTGCTACAGGAAATATAAACTTAGGTGATAATGCATCACAAGATACTGTTACTTTAGGTGCAGAAGTAAACAGTAACATTACACCAAAAATAGACGAAACATACAATATAGGCAACACTACTAAGCGTTGGATGAACGGTTTCTTTAGCGGTTTAGACGTTAGTGGAAATATTAATGCTACATCTGTTACAGGTAATATTGTATCCAACGACAGCACTTTACTAGTTAATACAGCAACAAATACCATATTCGCTAATGTTCTACAAACTCCTAGGTTAGAAGGCGATTCAGGTACATTAACAGTTGCTACTGATACAGTTTTTGCAGAACTAGCAACCTTCCAAAAAGACGTTACTGTAAACACAGAAATTACTTCTCCTAGCTTTATAGGGGCTTTAACTGGCAACGTAACAGGTAATGTTACTGGTGATGTTACTGGTGATGTAACTGGTAATTTAACAGGTGATACTACAGGTAATCATATTGGTAATGTAACAGGTGATGTTGTAGGTGTACACACAGGTAACGTTTTTGGTAATGTTGTAGGTAACATAACAGGTGACGTAACTGGTAGTATTTTTGCAGATGACTCAACATTATTAGTTGATGCTGTTAACGGAAAAATTGTTGGTAATATCGAAGGTGATACAACCGGTACACATACTGGACCAGTAATTGGAGATGTTACAGGCAACGTAGTAGGTAATGTTACAGGTAATGTTACAGGAGACACAGCAGGAACACACACAGGTCCTGTAACAGGTGATGTAACAGGTAATGTAACAGGTAATGTAACAGGTGACGTTGAAGGCGACTTATCTGGTAGTGTATTTGCTAGCGACTCAAGCGTACTAGTTGATGCTGTAGATGGAAGCATTCCAGCACTAAACATTAAAGGTGCATTGTCAGACAACGATATTACTGGTGATCTGTACAGCAGATTTAACGGTACATTGATTGTTGATACTAGTGCTAACCCAGCTATTTTTAACGGTAATGTTACAGGTATATTAACAGGTAACGTAAATAGCACAGGTACATCAACAATGAATGCTGTAAATGTTACTACAGCACTAACAGCTGATACCCTAACAGTTGCCAATGGTATTACAGGAAATCTTACAGGTGACGTAAGCGGTGATATAATAGGTAATCTACTAGCAGCTACTACAAACGCAAACGATATTGACTCTTCTGGTACTATTAGTGCTAATACAGTAATTGCAGGAACTGTTAGAGGTAATGCACTTGACGGTGATTTAACTGGTAGTGTTTTTGCAGAAAACTCGAGTGTGATTGTAGATGCTATTAATAGATCAATAGATGCTGATAGTATAACTGTAAATGCTGTTAAACTTACTAGCGATAATCTCCAAAGTTCAGGTAATATTTTTAGAATTAATCATATTGATCCTGCACAAACATTACGTTTTGAATTTTCAGATCCAGTTGGTAGATCAGTTATTGATACACAAGGTATAACAACCGGTGCTATTGCAACTAACATTGCATTTAACACATCTAGAGGTACACCAACTGTTCCTAATGTTGTTAATCCTAGCGATTCACTAGCTCTTATTACAGCATCAGGATATGACGGTGCAGCACAAACACTTAGCTCAACTATTGTAATGAGCGTAGACGGCAACAAATCAGTAAGTGTTGGCGATGTTCCTGGTAAGATTTCATTCTTACCAATCAATAGCGGAGCACTAAGTGGAATTGGCGTAACTATTGATGCTGACAGCAAAATGACTGTCAATAGAGGCTATACTACTGTTGCTCAAGCAACTATGGACATCAACGGTACAATGCTACTAGAACCACAAACAAGTGCTCCAACAGCAGCAGCAGGTATGATTGCTGTAGCAGACGGAACTACTTGGGATCCTGCATCTAAAGGTGGTGCGTTACCGTATCCAGTATTTTATGATGGAAGTGCTTGGAACGCACTATACTAATA